AGCTGGTGCGCAAGAAGACGGCGGCGATGTTCGCGGGCTTCATCACGCGCCTCTCGCCCGAGGACAACCTGATGGGCGAAGGACTGCCGGATGCCAATGGCGCGGCGATGGCCGGGCTGGAACCGGGCACGATGCAGATTCTGGAGCCGGGCGAGGATGTGAAGTTCAGCCAGCCCGCCGACGTCGGTGCGAGCTACGCCGAGTTCCTGCGGATGCAGTTTCGTGCCGTGGCCGCCGCGATGGGCATCACCTACGAGATGCTCACCGGCGATCTGACGCAGGTGAACTACTCGTCGATCCGCGCCGGGCTCTTGGAGTTTCGTCGCCGCTGCGAGGCCATCCAGCACAACGTGATCGTGCACCAACTGTGCCGTCCGATCTGGCGTGCGTGGATGGAGCAAGCCGCGCTGGAAGGCGCGCTGGCATTGCCGCAGTTCAACCAGAACAAGCGCGACTACCTGTCGGCACGCTGGATACCGCAGGGCTGGCAATGGGTCGACCCGAAAAAGGAATTCGACGCAATGCTCACAGCCATTCGCGCCGGACTCTTGTCGCGCTCGGAAGCCATCTCCGCCTTCGGCTACGACGCCGAGGACATCGACCGCGAAATCGCCGCCGACAACCAGCGTGCGGACGAACTCGGGCTGGTGTTCGATTCTGACCCGCGCCACGACAAACAACCGATTGCAGCGGTGGGCACGCAACCCGTCGCACCACCGCAAGACCCACAGGACGATTGATATGACCCTCATCCATCTGGCGGCGCGCCTCTACGGCACGCCGCTGCTCATCGCGCGCCCCAAACTCGACGTAATCCTGTCGGTGCTGGGTTCGCGCATCGGTCTGCACCACCCGAACCGGCCCGATCTGGACATGGCGCTGCCTGCGCCGCGCCCGCCAGCTCCCACGGCACAGACGGGCATCGCCGTGATCCCGGTGGTGGGCACCCTGGTCAAACGGGCGATGGGCATCGAGGCCGCGTCTGGCCTGATATCCTACGACGAGATCGACGACCGGCTGGATGCCGCGCTGGCCGATCCGCAGATCGGCGGCATCCTGCTCGATCTGGACTCGCCCGGCGGCGAGGCCGGTGGCGTATTCGAACTGGCGCAGCGCATCCGCGCCGCCAGCGCCATCAAGCCGATCTGGGCACACGCCAACGATGCCGCGTACTCGGCGGCCTACGCCATCGCCGCCGCCTGCCAGCGCCTGACGCTGTCGCAAACCGGCGGCGTCGGCTCGGTTGGCGTGATCGCGCTGCACGTCGATCAGTCGGTGAAGGACGCCAAGGACGGCATTGCCTACACGTCCATCTACGCCGGTGGCCACAAGAACGATTTCTCGCCGCACGAACCCTTGAGCCCGCAGGCCAGCACGGTGCTGCAGACCGAAGTGGATCGGCTCTACGACCTCTTCGTGCATCAGGTCGCCACGATGCGCGGCCTCGATGCCGATGCCGTGCGCGCCACGGAGGCTGCCGTGTTCTACGGCGATCAAGCCGTGGCGGCGGGCCTTGCCGATGCGGTGCTGCCGCTCGATCAGGTGCTTGCCGAATTTGCCGAGGCGCTGGCAGCGCAGCGCCGCTTGGTGCAGCCGGGGCTGGCGCGCGCCTCGCCGTTGAATCACCCGTCCACAGCCGCATCCCGAAGCAACTCTTTCACCCTGGAGAACCCCATGACCGACCACGACCCGCAACACGACGAAATGCTCGACTCCAACGATCCCATCCCGCAGGACGACCAGCCGCAAGCCGAAGGCGATCCGCAGCCGACGCCTGCCGCCAGCGCTGCGCTGACCGCAGCGCGTGCCAGCGGCATCGGCCAGGCGCAGGCTATTGCCGAACTTTGTCTGCTCGCGGGCCAGCCGCAGCGCACGTCGGAATTTTTGTCCGCTGGCCTGTCCGAAGCGCAGGTGCGCCGCAGCCTGCTGGATGCCCGCGCCGAGCAGCCCAACATCACCTCGCGCATCAGCGTCGACGCAGGCACCCGCCAGCGTCCGGAAAACAGCCCGGTGGTGGCCGCCGCCAAGAAACTCGCCCACAAGGAGTAAGCCATGACCGCCATTGTCCAGTCCAAGAACCTCGGTGACGTCCTGAAGTACGAAGCGCCGAACCTCTACTCGCGTGAAACCGATACCGTCGCCGCTGCCCAGAACCTTGCTCTCGGCACGGTGGTGGGGCGCGACACCGCCACCGCCAAGCTCAAGGCCTTCGACCCAACGGCCACGGATGGCAGCGAAATCGCCATCGGTGTGCTCGGTAACGATGTCGACGCCACGCTGATCGACCGTGACGACGCGATCCTGATCGCCCGCCACGCCATCGTCGCGCGCGGCGCGCTCATCTGGCCGACCGGCATCACGCCCACGCAGAAGGCCGCCGCCGAAGCGCATCTGACCTTTCTTGGCGTGCTGGTACGCGAGGGTGCGTAAAACCCGCGCCTGATCGCATCCACCTCTTCGCTTCACTCCCCCGATGACCCGCTACTGGCGGGTTTATTCATTTCTGGAGAACCCAAATGCAGAACCCTTTTGAAAACCCCGGCTTCTCGATGGCCAGCCTCACCGCCGCCATCAACCTGCTGCCCAACCGTTACGGGCGGCTGGAGCAACTCGACCTGTTTCCAGCCCGGCCGGTGCGCACCCGGCAGATCCTCGTCGAGGAGTTCGCCGGACGCCTGAACCTGCTGCCCACCCGCGCGCCCGGTTCGCCCGGCACCGTGGGCGAGCGTGGTCAGCGCAAGCTGCGCTCTTTCGTGATTCCGCACATCCCGCACGACGACGTGGTGCTGCCCGAAGAAGTGCAGGGTCTGCGCGCCTTCGGCTCGGAAACCGAGATGGGTGCCATCGGCGGCGTCATGGCGCGGCATCTGGAGACGATGCGCAACAAGCACGCGATCACGCTGGAGCATCTGCGTATGGGCGCGCTCAAGGGCGAGATTCTGGATGCCGACGGCAGCACGCTGGTCGATCTGTTCGACGAGTTCGACATCACCGCGCAGAGCGTGCCCTTCGAGTTCTCCACCACCACCGACAACGGCAAGCTCAAGGAAGCCTGTCTGGAGTTGCTGGGCCTGATGGAAGACGGCTTGGCCGGTGAGTTCTCGACCGGCCTGCACGTGCTGTGCTCGCCCGAGTTCTTCCGCGCGCTGGTGACCCACAAGGAGGTCAAAACCGCCTACCAGAACTGGCAGCAAGGCGCGGTACTGATCAACGACATGCGCGCAGGCTTCAACTACAGCGGCGTCACCTTCGAGGAATACCGGGGCCAGGCGTCCTTCGTGAAACCGGGCGGCACCTTGGGCACGCGCCGCTTCATCGCCGCCGGGGAAGCCCACGCCTTCCCGCTGGGCACGGTGGACACCTTCGCAACCTACTTTGCACCGGCGGACTTCAACGAAACGGTGAACACCTTGGGACAGTCGCTCTACGCCAAGCAGGAGCCGCGCAAGTTCGACCGAGGCACGGATCTGCACACGCAGAGCAACCCGCTGCCGATGTGCCACCGCCCCGGCGTGCTGATCAAGCTGACTTCGGCCTGATGGACGTCACGACGCTCTACGAGGCCGCGCGCAACGCCGGGCTGCTCACTGCCGTCACGGTGGCGGGCGGCTCGGTGGTGCATTGCGGTTTCCGCGCCCCGGATGAAACCGTGCTCGAGGGCTTCGCGCTGTCACGCGACTATCAACTCGACTACCCGGCGGCGTGGCTGACGCTGGCCGCTGGCGACACCGTCGAGATTGCGGGCACGGCCTATCAGGTGCGCGAGGTGCGCGCCATCGGCGACGGCTCCGAGCAGCGCGCATCGCTCTCCAAACTCTGAGGACTCCCCGATGAACTCGATCCGCGAGCGCGTCTTGCGGGAGGTGATCGCGCGCCTGTCCGCCGCCGTGGCACCGGCGGCGGTGCTGCGAATGCCGACTGCACCCGTGCCCCGCGAGGCCAGTCCGGCGCTGCTCTTGGTGGCGGAGAGCGACAGCATCACCGCCCACGCCAATCAGCTGGTCGACCGCCAATTGGTGATCCACATCGCCGTGATTGCGCGCGGTGCCGATGCCTTTGACGTGGCCGACCGGCTGCTGGTGGCAGCACACGCTGCATTGCTGGTTGATCCCAATCTGGGCGGCCTGGTGCTGGCCGTGCGCGAGATCGACTGCGAGTGGGATGTCGATGACGCCGACGCCGGGGCTGTCGCATTACCTGCTCGCTACGAAATCCGCTACCGCACCCACGCCATTGATCTCACCCAAACAGGATGAATACATGCACATCGAACTGATCAAACCCCACACCCACGCAGGAAAACGCCACGCCGTGGGCGACCGACTCGAACTGACCGACACCAGTGCCCGCTGGCTGATCACGCAGGGCGTGGCCAAAACAGCTGCACCTGTCGCTGAAACCAAACCCACTCGTCGCGATGCCACGTCCGGCACCACCCAAGGAGACTGATCATGGCTTACTTTTCTGGACAAGGCCGCGTCTACATCGGCGCGCGCGACAGCGACGGCAATCCGGCAGGCCTGACCTTCGTCGGCAACGTGCCTGAGCTCAAAGTCTCGCTGTCGGTAGACACCATCGAGCACCAGGAAGCGCAGTCGGGCCAGCGCCTGACCGACCTGCAACTGATCAAGACCAAGAAAGGCGAATTTGCCTGCACGCTGGAAGAACTGATCGCCACCAATCTGGCGCTGGCGCTCTACGGCACCACGACCGCGATCACCCCCGGCACGGTGACTGGCGAGTTGCTGCCCAATCCAGTGGCACCCGGCAGCCTCTATCCGCTGGCGATGCAGAACGTTTCCGCCGTACAGGTGCAGGATTCGGATGCCACGCCCAAGACGCTGCCCGTCAGCCAGTACAGCGTCAATGCCAAGCACGGCTCGCTGGTGCTGCTCGATGCCACCACCGGCGGCCCGTACACCGAACCTTTCACGGTGGACTACGCCTACGGCGCGGCGCAAAGCACGGCGATGTTCACCCAGCCACTGCCCGAGCGATGGATTCGTTTCGAGGGTTTGAACACGGCGGATGGCAACCGCGAGGTGGTGATCGATCTGTATCGCGTCGCCATCAACCCGGCCAAGGAACTGTCGATCATCACCGATGAGCTGCTCAAATTCGAGTTGTCGGGCCAAGTGCTGGCCGATCTCACCAAGCCGGTCGGTGGCGATCTCGGTCAGTTCGGTCGTCTGGTGCTGCTGTGAGGGTAGATGTCGTGACTGCCGAATCTTCCAACTTCCAAACTTTCCCGCCTGCGCCGGTGGTGGTGGAACTCTCCTGCGGCGCACTGGAATTGACGCCGGTGCGCCTGGGCGAGTTGCCGCGTCTGCTGGCCGTGGTGCAGCCCTTTGCTGACGCCATCAGCGCCGAACCCGACTGGCTGGCCTTGCTCGCGGCCCACGGCAACGGCGTGCTGGAACTGCTCGCGCTCACCACCCGGCGCGAGCGGGCGTGGGTCGATGACCTGTCGCTCGACGATGCCGTGCAACTGGCGGCTGCCGTGTTCGAGGTGAACGCGGATTTTTTCGTGCGCCGGGTGGTGCCGGGCATCACTCGCTCGGCCGACCAGCTGGCCCCGCTGATCCGCAGGCTTGGGACAGCGCCGTCGCCCGCCTGATCCGCGCCGGGCACGGCTTGCACGCCGTGCTCGGCTACAGCGTGCCGCAGGCCTTGACCTTTTTACGCATCGAAGGGCAGCTGGAGCGCCAGCGGCTGGCACAACTCGTCGGCGTGGTTGCCGTCGCCGCCCAGGGCGAGAAGCGCGCCATCGAACAACTGCAACGCGATCTTCTAAAGGAGTGAGGCCATGCGTTTGACGCTCACCACCTCCGGCTTGCTTGATCCGCGCCAGTTGTCGGCGTGGGGCGTCGAACGCCAGCGTGCCATCCGGGCGGCGGTGGCCAAGGGCATGCAAGGCGGCGGGCGCGAAGTGCGCGAAGTAGCGCGTGCCGAGATGCGCCGCGCTTTCACGGTCAAGCGTGCGAGCTTTGCTGCCTCGATGAGCACCAAGCTGTTCGACAAGAAGCAAAATGAGCTGCCCGCGCTCTGGGTGGGCAGCAAGATTCCGTGGCTGGGCATCCACCAGCGCGGCGGCACGATTAGCGGCAATCTACTGATTCCGCTGCTACCGGGTCGCATTGGCCCCAAGCGTTTCAAGGCAGTGATCGACGGCCTGATGCGCTCGGGCAATGCCTTCTTCATCGAGAAAGACGGCCGCGTGCTCTTGATGGCAGAAAACATCGCCGAAAACAGCGGCCAGCTCGCCCGCTTCAAACGCGCCGAGCGCGGCCGCACCGGCACCAAGCAAATCAAACGCGGACAGGAAGTGCCGATTGCCGTGCTGGTGCGCCGCGTCGACCTCAAGCGTCGCCTCGATCTGGACGGCAGCGTGCAACGCACATTGCCTGCCCTGGCACGGGCGATTCGACAGGAACTGGACAAACTCTGATGGCAAGCAGCCGCGCACAAATTCTCATCACCGCCGTCAACCAGACCCAGGCGGCCTTCAATGCCGTCAAGGGCGGGCTGTCCGGGCTGGCCTCTGCCGCACAGAGCGTCAACGGTGTGCTGGGCAATCTGGGGCTGGCGGTGACGGCGGCGGGCATGGTCGCGCTGGTCAAATCCAGCATCGACGCTGGGGACGAGCTCTCCAAGATGTCACAGCGCGTGGGCATCAGCGTGGAAACACTGTCGCTGTGGAACCCGCTGGCCAAACAGGCCGGGGTGTCGAGCGAAGCTTTCGAGAAAGGGCTGCGCAAGCTCTCGACGGCCATGGTCGATGCTGCCACCGGCGGCGAGGATGCGGCGCGCACTTTCAAGACGGTGGGCGTCGAGTTCAGAAATCAGGACGGCACGCTGCGCGGCACCGATGCCGTGCTGCTCGATCTGGCCGAGCGTTTCAAGGCCATGCCCGATGGCGCGGAAAAATCGGCGCTGGCGGTGCAGATCTTTGGCAAGGCTGGGGCCGAGCTGATTCCATTCCTGAATCAGGGGCGCGACGGCATCAACGATCTGACCGACGAGCTGCGCGCGCTCGGCATCGAGATGAGCGGCGAATCGGCCGCGCAGGCCGAGGTGTTCAACGATGCGCTGGACAAGGTGCATCTGGCCACCACCAGCATCGGCACACAGGTGATGACGGCGTTTTTGCCCGCGCTCAACGAGATGGCGCTGGGCATGGTCGAATCGGCCAAGGAAGGCGGCGCGCTGCGGGCGATTCTGGACAGCGTGGTGCTGGTGCTCAAAACCCTGGCGCTGGGCGCGGCCACCGTCGGCAAAGCCTTCGTCGCCTTGGGCGAGGCCATCGGCGCGGGCGTGGCGGCGGCAGTCGAAGCCCTGCGCGGCAACACCGCCGGGGCCAAGGCGATCATTGCCGACTTGAAAGGCAGCCTCGTCAAACGCCTCGACGATCTGGCCGAGTTCCGCGACAGCCTGTTCGACCCCAAGCCCATCGAGGTCAAAGCGCCGAAGATTCAGGCCGATCCCTCGCTATTGGCGCGTATGGCGAGGCCCAAGCCCACGCAGGACACCACGGGCGCGCAAACCGCACTGCTGAAAGCGCGGCTGGATGCCGAACTGGCCTTGCTCAAGGACAGCCTCAAACGCGAACAGACCGCGCTGGATGCGGCGCTGGAAGATCGGCTGATTGCGGTGCGCGACTACTACGCGCAAAAGACGGCGCTGGAGCAGCGCGAGGTCGATGCCGAAATCACGCGCAAGCAGCAGGAATTGGCGCGCAGCCAACAGATGGCTTCGGGCGGCAAGTCGGAAAACGACCGCCTCAAGGCCAAAGCCGAGGTGGCCAAGGCGGAAGCCGAGCTGATCGTCCTCAACAACCGCCGCACCGACATCGAGCAGGCCAATGCGCGTAAAGCCGCGCAGGCCGAACGCGAACTGGCCGATGCGCTGGCTGCTGCCCGCGAAGAACTGGCGCAGATCACCGGCACCGCGACGGACGCCGACCGGCAAGCGGCGATTGCCCGCAGCTACCGCGACCTGAGGGCGCGGCTGGCGGCGGAAAGTGATGCCGACGGCGTGTCGCTGGTGGATCGGCTGATCGACGTCAAGGCCGCGCAGGCCAATCTCGCCGCGCTGGAAGCCCAATGGCGGCAGGTGACCGAGCGGCTGCGCAATGCGCAGGAGGCGATCGGCATCCAGCAGCAGGCCGGGTTGCTGACCGAAGCGCAGGCGCGCCAGCAGATCGTGACCCTGCAACAGCAATCGGCCACCGAGATGCAGCGTTTGCTGCCCGCGATGCAGCAGGCGGCGGTGGCCATCGGCCCGGATGCGGTGCTGCGCGTCGAGGCCTGGAAGAACGAGCTGGCGCGCACGCGCCTGGTCGTCGATGAAATGGCTCCGCTGTGGAACCGGCTGGGCGAGAGTTTCGGCGGCGCGCTGAACGCCATGCTCAGCGGCGCGCAGAGCTGGCGCGAGGCTTTGTCGAACCTGTTTCGGCAGATCGCCGATGCCTTCTTGCAGCAGATGGTGATCCAGCCCTTCCAGCAATGGGTGGCGATGCAGGCGCGGATGCTGGCGATGAAGCTCGGCTTCATCCAGCAGGAGCAAGTGGCCGATGCCGCCGCCAGCGCCACTACGCTCGCGCAAAAATCCGCGCAGACCACGGCAGAAGTGTCGATGGATGCCGCCAAGGCCGGTGCCGGGGCGGCGGCTTCGCAAGCCTCCGTGCCCATCGTCGGCCCGGGGCTGGCGATTGCCGCGATGGTGGCGATGGTCGCCGCCGTGATGGCGCTCTTGGGCAACGTGAAGAAGTTTGCCGCCGGTGGCTTGGTGTCCGGTGCGGGCAGCGCCACCAGCGACTCGATTCCGGCGCGGCTCTCCGCAGGCGAATACGTGGTGCGCGCCGCCGCCGTGCGCCAGGTCGGCGTGGCGTTTCTGGATTCGCTCAACGGTTTGTCGATTGGCCCGCAGTTCAGAGGCGGCGCGCTGGCTTTTGCGGCAGGCGGGCTGGTGCCGGAAGTGAAAGTGCCCCCGGCACAGCCGCAGGTCAATCAGGCGGTGCGCATCGTCAACGCCATCGACCCCGGCGTCACCCACGACCACCTGCAAACACCGGCGGGCGAGCGCGTCATCGTCAACATCATCGGGCGCAACGCGCGGGCGATTCGCTCGGCGCTGCAAAGCTGAAATCCAAGGAGCCACTCATGGCACTGCTGTTCATCGACGGCTTCGACCACTACGACCCGCAACAACTCGACGAATTCGGCCAGCCGTGGCTGGCGCGCGGCAAGGCGGCCTATCTGTCGCCGCAGGCCACGCGGGTACAGGGGCGTCGCCCTTCGTCGTTCTCCTTGCGTCTGCCCGAAGGTTCGGGTGGCGGCTACGTCAAGAATCTGGACGCCACCAAGACCAGCCTGATTATTGGCGCAGCGGTGCGCGTGGTGCCTTACGAGAACACCTACAGCGAGCCGCTGCTCTTGGGCGTGCGCGATGCCAATGCGCAGGTCGCGCATCTGGTGAAGATCGGCGAGGATGGCAGGCTCAAGCTCTACCGCTGGCAGTATGGCTACGAGCAGCTGATCACCACCTCGGTCAGCACGGCACCGGCACGCGGCTGGCATTACGTCGAACTGCAGGTCACGCAAGGCAGCAGCAACGGCGTGTTGTCGGTGCGCCTGAACGGCGTGCTCGCCATCCAGATGAACGCGCAGGACACGATTCAAGGCAGCGGGCAGTTGCTCACCGCCTTTCTCGGCGCGATCCCCGGCCAGGACTGCCCGTTGACGCTCGATGTGGATGATTTCTACATCGCCGACACCAGCGGCACGATCAACAACACCTTCCTCGGTGACGTGCGCGTCGATGCCTTGCAGGCGCAGGCCGATGGCAGCCTCAATCAATGGACGGTCAGCCCCGCCGGGACTGCCGCGTGGGAGGCCGTGAGCGATGAGGACGAAGCCACGTCGATCAGCGCGCCCAGCGCCGGACTGCGCCAGAGCTTCGACATCGCGCCGCTGCCGGTGATGGCCACGCCCGCGATCTTTGGCGTGCAGTTGACGATGCTCGCGCGCAAGACCGATGCGGGCCTCGGCAAGCTGAAAGGGCTGGTGGTCAGCGGCGCGCAGACCGCTTCGAGCGCCGAGGTGATCCTGCAGGAGCAGCGGGCGTGGCAGAGCACGCTGTTCGAGCGCAATCCCAACGGCAATGTGCAGTGGACGGAGGCTGCCTTCAACGCCGCTGAGTTCGGGGTGGAGTCGGCATGACCGACCGGCAGCTTGTCCAGCACATCACCGAAACCAGCAGCCAAGCCGCACCGGGCAGCGAAGCGGCGAGTATTCGCAGTGAAGTGCTGTCACGCGCAGGCGCAGGCAGTGCGGCCGACATCGTCATTCCCGAAACCGCCAGCGCGCCGTGGCCGCCCAATCTGGCCGCGCACTGGCTGGTGGAATCGCTGGCACGTCCCTGGCCGCCTTTGGTCGGGCCGCGCTTCGTGGTCGAAGTGCTGCGCCGGGATACGGCGTCCGCCACCATCGTCGCCACCGGCATGGACGCCTTTGGCGATATGCCGTGGCCTGATGCGCAGCGCGCGGTGTTCGCCTTTCGCCACGATTGGGCGGAGCCTTTGGTCGAACGGCTGGAGTGGGCCTCCAGCGTCACCCGGCTGGCCAGCGGCAACGAATCGCGGCAGGCGCGGCGCAAGCTGCCCCGGCGCTCGCTGACCTACCACGTCGGCCACGGGCGGGCGACCGATGCGCTGGTCGCCGACTGGCTGGCCGATCATCTGGGCAAGGCGGCGTGGTGGCCGCTGCCGCAATACGCGGTTCACCTCACGCAAGCGGCTGAGCGCGGCGCACTGGCGCTCGAAGTGTCGGCGGCGGACGAGCGGCATTTCGTGACGGCCAGCGCCGATCTGCGGCTGACGTGGAATGGCATCGAGGGCTGGAGCGAAGCGGGCGTGTTCGCGCTGCTCATCTGTCCCGATGGCTGGCAGCAGGTGCAACTGAGCAGCGTCGACAGTGAAGTGCTGTGGCTGGCCGAACCCTTGGCGCGTGCTGCCGGTGTTGGCAGCAGCGTAATGCCGCTGGTGTGGGGCCGCGCCGTCGATCCGGCGGATTTGAGTCAGTGGGTTCCGGGGGTGGTCGGCGGCAGCGTCACGGCGACGATTACCACCGCGCAAACGCCGGATACCGATGTCCTCGACGACCCCTGGCTGGACGATCTGCCGGTCTGGCCCGATGGCAACTGGCGCGACGACCCGGCGCTGTCCGCGCAGGCCACGATCACCCAGCAGGATTTATCGCCCGCCGATCCGTGGCTGCGCCGGGACGATCCGTGGCCGACCGCCACGTACCAACGGCGCTATCTGGCCAGTTCACCCGAGGAAATCGACATCTGGCGGGCGCGGCTGTGGCAAACCCAAGGCCGTCTGGCAGCCTTCTGGCTGCCGGATGGGGTGGCTCCGATCCTGTGGGTGCGCGTCGAGGCCGATCCCGAGGACGGCTTCATCCGCGTGACCGGCGAGGATGTTTCCGCCTTCTGGCATCGCCCCGCCGCCTGCCTGATCGTGCATCCGGACGGTTATCAACAGTACGCCCTGACGGCGACCTGCCATCTGGATCAGGGCGGCGTGCTGGTGCTGCGCTCGGGCCTCGACGACTGGGTGCCCGCAGGCAGCCGGGTGATTCGCCTTGCGCGCTGCCGCCTCGACCACGACGCCATCGACCTCTACTGGCACAGCCCGACGCTGATGGAGATCACGCTGACCGCGCGCCAGTTGCCAGAACCACGCGGCAACGACCGGCAGACCTACGAGGGAGAGTAAGCGCCATGAGCCAGAACCCCTTATTGGAAGTCGAGCTGTACGCCTTCGCCAGCAGCAGCGCGCAGTTCCATCTGACCCCACACGAGTTCGATGTCGATCTCGACGGCGACCTGTACCTGAGTCTGCCCATCGAGCGCAACGAACTGGCGCTGGGGGCCGAAGCCGCCAAATCGGCGCTGGAACTCAAGCTGCCGCCGAGCTGCGATCTGGTGCGCCACCTGCTGGCCAGCTCGCTGATCGGTGACACCACCTCGGTCACCTTGCGCATCGGGCGGCGCGAAAACAGTGGTAACAGCGGGAGCGACACCTGGTGGCTGTCGGGCACCCGCTGGATGGGTCGGGTGCTGGGCGTCGAGGTTGCCAACGATCAGGCGCGCGTTCGCTGCGAGTCGGCGCAGGTCAGTTTGAAGCGCATCGGCTTGCGCAGGCTCTACAGCCGCAACTGCTCCCACGTCCTGTATTCGGCGGCTTGCGGGGCAACGCCGATCACCGGCAGCGCCTTCGTTCTGGAAGTCTATGGCCGCAACGTGGAACTCGATGGCGGCACGCCCGGCAGCGTGAGTGGCGGCGTTGCCGGTGGCTGGCTGCAAACGCCGGAAGGTGGCCGTCACATGATCGTCAGCGACTATGGAAGCGGCGTCGAGTTGCTCTATCCGGTGGCCATAGCACCCGGCACAGAAGTGCTGTTGACGGTCGGCTGCGACCACAGCACGGCCACCTGCCAAGCGCGCTTCAACAACCTCGACAACTACGGCGGTTTCCCCGCCATTCCCGTCAAGAACCCGTTCTCGACGGGCGTGTTCTGAAACCCACCTGAGGAATTGCCATGTGGTACCTCGTCGTCATCGTGGTGGCGGCGCTGGTGTCGGTCGCGCTTGCGCCGAAACCGCCCGAACCCAAACCGGCATCGCTGTCCGATGTCGATGCACCCACCGCCGAAGAAGGCCGACCGATCCCCGTCGTCTTCGGCACCGTGCTGCTGCGCGGCGCGAACGTGGTCTGGTACGGCGATCTGGAAGCCGAACCGATCCGCAAGAAAGGCGGCAAGAAATGAGCAACGACGTGATCGTCACCATCGACGACGTGCGCGCCGTCGGCCTGTGCGTGAACGGCTCGCGCGCGTGGTTCGAACGGCAGGGTTTGGATTTCCGCGCCTTCCTGCGCAATGGACTGGACGCCGAAGCGCTGCTAGCCACGAATGATGCGATGGCGCTGCGTGCCGTCGAGCACGCGCGCACCCGACAGGAGATGCGCTGATGGGCGGTAGTAGCAAACAGCAAACCGTTGGCTACCGCTACCGCATGGGCCTGCATCTGGTGCTCTGCCAAGGGCCGGTCGATGCCGTGCAGGAAATCCAGATGGGCGAGCGCACCGCGTGGGGCGATGCCGACCGCGCACCGCTGACGAGCGGACACGGTTTGACCAGCATCGGCATCAACCAGCCCTACCTGTTTGGCGGCGACGAGCGCGAAGGCGGCGTGGTCGGCACCATCGACGTGCTGGCCGGTGGACCGACGCAGGCGCGCAACGACTATCTGATGGCGCGCCTCGGCAGCGCCATTCCGGCCTTTCGCGGTGTGCTGTCGCTGGTCGCGCGCAAGATTCTGTTCGCGGCCAACAACCCCTACATCAAACCGTGGGCGGTGCGGGTGCGCCGCTTCACCGCTGGCTGGTACGGCTCGCCGTGGATGACGTGGAATGCCGAGGTGCACGTCTGGGATGACGACAGCGGCC